ATAAAAGACCTATTCATTGTTCAGATGCGAAAAGAGATGTACTTTATATAAAAGATAATGATACTTGGGAGAAGAATAATAGTAAAGTAGAGAAGGCGGTGAAAAATTTGGAGAAAAATAATCTTAAGCAGATGCCAAAATGGTTTGAACAGAACCCCTCGGGAATGAATGGTCAGACAGCAAAGGGTGATCAAATGCATAAGATATTGCAAGGGGCTAGTAGTAATGATGATGATAAGAAGATAAAGAAGGTGATAAAGAATATAGCTAGGGCAACGCCAGTACGAGAGACAAATAATATAGATTAATTATATAATAATTGAATAACAATTATATAATTATTTATGATTTTTTCTAGTATTTTTAATTTTACGACAATATGATCTTTTCTTACCATGAACAACTTTACATGTTTTATATTTCCTGCATCTGTTAGGGTTTTTAATAGATTTGCCTTTACAAATACTAGTAGTTTTGAATACAAATTTCATGGGAATACCGAAGTCCATAGCATAATTGATTCTTCCATCGGTATCTTTGCCCATATCATGTTGCATTTTTTCATTAAAATACCCTTTATAGAATTTGAGGACAATTTTTTCAAGTGCTATTTTCTGTGCAGGTTTATTATTATTACTTTGTGCATATTGTAGTTCTTTAACAAGTGTTTTTTCAGTATCAGTATTATTTTGTGAATTTTCAAATGTAAAACCAAGATTATAATAATATGGAATAACTTCTTTAATAGCGTCTAATCTAACGTCTTTAACATTAATTTGCTTACCATATTTAAGAATAGCATCAATAATATTTTTCCCAGCTAACTTAGGAATATTTTTATTTTTACGAGTACCCATACGATGTGTTTTTGCATTACAAATTAAACTAATATGTAAATGTTTTCCATCATAATTATCATGATATACAGCAGCGAAACCTCTAATTTGTGTTTTAAACATATTAACGAATAAATAATCAGATTTTTCTAAACTTTCAATTAGGAAGTCTTTCTTTATTTTTGATAAACAATACGATCTTGTACCAGTAGAGATGATTTTTTGAAAGAATTCATTAAACGTATTTCTATTATTTTTTTTATGTATAAATAATATTTTGGACATATATTCAGAATAGATAAAAAAATGATATAATAATAAATAGTATTTAATATTATGGGTGGTGAAAAAATAGTAGTACGAACTTTATACAGGTCATCATTAAAAGTATGTAAGGATTTAGGTTTTAGGCTAGGGTCTAGAAATGAAAATATGTTAGTATATAATTCAAAGCATATAACAGTAAAATATTTAAAAAGGTTGAAAAAAAGGGGTATATTGGGTGATTTTTTAGGGAATAATGTAATATGTCAATATGAAATATCGCAATTTGATATCGATAATAATATAAATGTCAGAATAGAAGATGGGTTTGAAGGTTATAAATATTTATCAAAAATACGAAATGTGATGAATAAATAGTTTATAAACGGTTTAAAGAGATGTTCTTAATGTATAATAAGTATGAGTTACAGTTCAGCTCCTGCACAAAGCGCAAGTCAAAGCGACAATTTTCTCGGTCAAGTAAAGTGGTTTAACGCCCGTGCTGGTTTTGGTTACATTACGGTTATGGATGGTGAGCGAAAGGGTGAGGATGTATTTGTTCATCATTCGGCAATTAATGTTGCTGATCGTATGTATAAGTACCTAGTTCAAGGTGAGTATGTTGGTTTCCAAATTGGAAAGTCTCAATCTAATCAGCATGAATTTCAGGTAGAAACAGTAGGTGGTTTAGGCGAGGGTAAGTTGATGTGTGAGACGCGTCTTCTAAACCAACGTGCTCGCCCTCGTGCTCCAGCGGGAGGACAAGGAGGAGATAACCAGCGTGGTGGTGGTGGCCGTGGACGTGCTCGCCGTGCCGGACCTCGTCGTACTGGGGGACAACAGGAACCCCAAGAGGTAAAGGTTGATGAAGGAGAGGATTAATACTTCAAAACATATTCATAAATAAAAAATATTTTAATTATATATGAATAATAAAATTAAAAAACTTAAAAGGACAAGAAAGGTTAAAAAAAATGTGCAAAGTGGTGGATATATAGTATCGCCAACAAATCCTTATTTTATGGCAGTTGCTGCAGTAATCGGTGGTTTATATGCTTATGGGAAAACACAAAGTTCAGATACGCCTGTTGAGGAGAAACAACAATCTGGTGGGAGAAAGTTTAGAAGAACACGTAGAAGAAATAAATGTAAGAAGGGGACACGTAGAAGAAAACAAAAAGGGGGAGATAGATCTATATGGGATATGGTTGTTGATTTAACAACGATGTTTTGGATACGTCGTCCTACTAGTGTTGCACCAAAATATAACGATATACATGACTTGAAAATGACGATTATAAAAAAAGTTGATACTACAGATGATATGGTAGATTTAGAAGGAGGATTAAAGGCGATACGAGCACTTTTACTTGACGTAGATGAGAACGGTAATAATGAAATAGATAATCAACGTATTTTTGAACCTGGTCTTAGAGAACATTTAATAGACATACTTAAAAAAATGTGTGAGAGACCAGAGGCAGATTGTAGTAATCAACTAATACAAGATATATTACATCCTACACAATAATTTTTTATTAATATTATTAATATATATATTAATGAAAACACGAAAAAGAAGAATTAAAAGAATAAAGTTAAAAACAAAAAGATATTTAGAAAAATTTAAAGATAAGATAACTATAAAGCGTATGAAAGGTTCTGGAGAAAAGGAAAAGAAAAAAACTTTAAAAAATAAACCAAATGCTACAGTTATGAAACATATTAAAAGCTTTAGAACAGAAGGTGCCCAAGTATTAAAAAAAATGAGGGAAAAAACACTTCAGAATATTTTGGAGGCATCACGTGACAGTTATTATAATGATGATCCATTAATTACTGATAATGAATACGATATAATTAAAGAATATATGGAAGTTAAATATCCCAAAAATGTTGAATCAACAGCAATAGGTGCTGATGTAAAAACAGATAAAGTGAAATTACCTTACTTTATGGGTTCGATGGATAAAATAAAACCAGATACAAATGCGATAGATAATTGGAAAAAAGATTATTCTGGGCCATATGTATTATCTACAAAATTAGATGGTGTAAGTGGTTTATATTCAACAGAAAATGATGAGGCAAAATTATATACTAGAGGAAATGGGAAGGTTGGTCAAGATGTATCAAAATTTATAGGTAAGCTGGATATGCCCGATTCAGATAAAATATCGTCTGATATTGTAGTAAGAGGAGAGTTTATAATTAGAAAAGATATATTTAAGGTATATTATGGTGCAGATTTTGCAAATCCACGTAACTTTGTATCGGGTGTAATAAATTCAAAGTCTCCTTCGACCGAAAAGTTAAGTCATGTTGATTTTGTAGCATATGAATTAATAAAACCAGTATTAAAACCAAGTGAACAATATAAATTTATGTCTGAACAAGGTTTTATAGTTGCTAAAAACGAATTACATCCAAACGTATCAAATGAAATATTATCTGATATATTAGTTAGTTGGCGTAATGATTCTGAATATGAAATGGATGGTATAATATGTTGTGATGATAATATTTATCCTCGTATAGATGGTAATCCTGATTTTGCCTTTGCGTTTAAAATGGTATTGGGAGATCAAATAGCAGAAGCTAAAGTACTAGCGGTGGAATGGTCGCCAAGTAAAGATGGTCTTCTTAAACCTAGAATAAGAATAGAACCAATAAATTTGGGCGGGGTTAAAATAGAATATGCTACAGCGTTTAATGCTGCTTTTGTAATGAAAAATAAATTAGGAGTAGGAGCTAAAATAAAAATTATTAGAAGTGGTGATGTAATTCCATATATAATGGATGTACTTGAACCAGCTGAGCATATAATGATGCCATCTGAAGAGTATGAGTGGTATGGTGATACAGAGACAGATATTGTATTAAAAAATAAGGGAGATAGTAAAGAAGTCAAGGCAAAGAATATAGATTTCTTTTTTGATAAGCTAGATGTTGATGGATTAGGAGAGGGCAATATTAAACGTATAATGGATGCTGGTTATGATACAGTACCAAAAATAATTAATATGTCATTGGATGATTTTAAAGGTGTATTTGATACTAAAGGTGGAAAGCTCGCACCAAAAATTCATGATAATATTCATAAAAGATTGGATGAAGTAGAATTAGTTGATTTAATGGCAGCTTCTAATCTCTTTGGTCATGGTATGGGTGGTAAGAGAATGTTAATTATTTTAGAAGATTATCCTGATGTATTAACAAGTACTGAAACTGATAGTGAAAAAGTAGAAAAAATGATTAAAATAAAAGGAGTAGCACGTAAGACGGCAGAATTATTTGTTAGTAACATAAATGAATTTCTTACATTTTTAGATGAGATTAATATGAAGAAGAAATTAGAGTTTGTAGCAGAAAAATCAGAAATAGATACAGGTCATATATTGTATAAAAAGAGTATAGTAATGTCAGGGTTTAGGGATGATGAGTTGGATAAAAAATTAAATGAAGTAGGTGCTAATTTAACATCCGCTGTTTCTAAAAATACGTTTGCGGTTATAGTGAAAGATCTTACGAAAATAACTGGTAAGGTAGAAAAGGCCAAAGAAAAGGGCGTAAAAATATTTGATAAGGAAGGGTTTATAAGTGAATATTTTTAATATGTAATAAAATATTTTATAAGTATATTATATTATGGTGAAATACACATTACAAAATAGACGTAAGAAAACGATGAAAAGAAAAAGAAAAACAGTAACAAAACGAAGAAACATGAAACGAAAAACTAGGAGACAAAGAGTAGGTTCAGGGATTATAAAAGACAGGTATAGAGCAGCACATCGAATATATTATGATGGCGAAGAATCAGAGGGGAAGAAGGCTGAAGATGCAAAAAGAAAAGCAGATGCTTTACAAGAAATAAGAAATAATAAGGATTATGTTGAGATGAAAGATATGAAAGATTTGAAAGTTGGGGAGACTTATTTTGAATTTGTAGGTGAACCGACTTTAAAAAATCTAGGGAAATTTCAAAAGGAGGATCAGGATGGTGCTAGTAATTACATGTATGGTAATAATTTCAGCCTTATTTTTGATAATGGAGTATTAACAGGTTTTAATAAGGGTGGCGAAGTTTACCCTCCAGTTACCAGTTTAAAAGGTAAAGTATTTAAATCGAATGTAAAACAATTAATGGCAGAGAAAACTGGATATGATAGGGATATGACTAATAAAATTATGGGTTTTGTTGGTGGTAGAAAAAGGAAGACAAGAAAAGCAAAAAAGTCAAGAAGAGCAAGAAATTAATAATATTTTAGATATACTATATATATGACAGATAGAGAAAGAATACTTTATTTCATTTTTGGTTGTATTGTGTTAAGATTAGTTTTAGCATATTTACCATTATATTTGTCTAAAAAATGGTTACCTAAATTAGGAGTTTTGACATTTATTATAGGTATATCTTTTTTGTATTTGTATTTTACAAATGGAAGAATGAATGCTCCAGAAGGTGGAGGTGTAACATGGTGGGCTAATTATAGATTATTACATGGGTTTTTATATATAACTGCGTCTATTTATTTGTTTCAATCGAAGAAGGTTGCTTGGATACCATTGATGATAGATGTTTTATTTGGTTTAGTCATGTTTATACATAATAAATTGTAAGTAATAATTAATATATATTTTATTGTTATAATATATATTATTTAATGCGATTATCAAGAAAAAATAAAGGTATTAAAAGAAAATTAAAAAGAACTAAAAAAAGAGGCGGGGTATCTGCTGATAGAAAACATCAAAAGGCCGAAAAGTCATCTAATAATAATCAACCAGGAAAATTAACTTTAGATTTGGGAGCGGCCGAGAAAGTAAGAGTTCAACAGAATAGAGAATATAATGATATGCAATTCTTAAAAAAACAAGAAGAAAGAAATGTGGCTTCTGTTAAAAGTAATAAAGAAAATGAAACTTATACTCCTCCTGAGGTCGGAGTTAAAAAAATTGATCAAAGTCCAAATGATGTGAAGGATGCGTTTGACAGAATGGATGATGAAGAACATTTTTTTGATGCTGAAGAAGAGGGTTTAACTGTGGGTGGAAAGACAAGGAAGAAGCGAAGACATAAGTATTTTAAAAAGCTGGGTAAAAGGTCGAAGAAGTTAGCAAAAAAAATGAAAACAAAAAAAAGAAGGACAAGAAAAAAGAAGGGCGGTAGTGATGGTGATACAGATGATGAAGAAACTTTTGAAAGAGAAGAATTTGGGAACGCTCTTGATATATTAGATAAAAGACGTGGTGAATTGAAACAACGACGTTCAGAATTTAGACGACTTATAGATGAAAGGTCACTAACAGATGCTGAGAAGGAAGAATTAAAATCAATTGAAGATCAATTAGATAAAATGGATCTTGAATTTGATAAATTACATAAAGATTATGATTATTATGATGAAAATCCTAATAAAAGACGAAGAATGAGAGGAGGAAACAATACATAGGAGAGGGCATTTATAAATATTAATTAATAAAATAGATATAAAATTATTTTATTAATTACAATTAAGTAGTATGAATCAAAAACCATTTTTAAAATGGGTAGGAGGTAAGACACAAATATTAGATACAATATTAAATAAAATACCAAAAGAAATGAATAATTATCATGAACCATTTGTTGGAGGAGGTAGTGTGTTGTTAGCAGTATTATCTATGAAAGAACGTGGTGATATTAAAATAAAGGGTCATATATACGCATGCGATTTAAATAAAGGGCTAATAAATGTATATAAACATATACAAAATAATAAGGATGATTTATTTTATCATATTGAAACAATAATAAATGATTATGATGAATTGACAGGTGATGAGATAAATAGAAAGCCAAAAACAATAGAAGAGGCAACAACATCAAAGGAAAGTTATTATTATTGGTTGAGGAATAAATTTAATAATTCTAATAAAGGATCTGTTGAATATTCAGCATTATTTATGATAATAAATAAGTTATGTTTTAGAGGTATATATAGGGAAGGTCCAAATGGATTTAATGTTCCTTATGGACATTATAAAAAGACACCTACAATTATAACAAAAGAAGATATAAATAGAGTAAGTGAATTGTTAAAAGATGTAAATTTTATATGTTGTGATTTTATGGATGCGTTTAAAAAAATGAAGAAAAATGATTTCGTATATTTTGACCCACCATATGCTCCTGAAAATTCGAAGTCATTTGTAAAATATTTAGAGTGTGGTTTTGACTTGGAATGTCATGAAAAATTATTTGATAATATTTTAAAATTGAATAAAAAACATGTAAGATATGTATTAAGTAATGCGAAGGTTGATATGGTATTAGATAAATTTTCGGATTGCAATATGGATGAAATAACTGCAAGGCGAGCTATTAATTCAAAAAATCCTGAATCAACTACAAAGGAGATTATTATTTATAATTAATTTTTTAATAAGTATCTATGAATTGTCTGCTTTATCTACCATAGGGAGGTCAGGTTGGGAATCCCGTGCATTTTCCAAATTATTTTGTGGAACTTTTATATCCTTTTTATAAAATACATACCATAATAGACTGTTTTTATCATTTACATTTTTATAGCAAGGAAATACTCTATGTCCTTGTCTCTTATTTTGTCCCATACCTCCTTCTGCTTCTTTTAGAGCGTCTTCTTCGCTCCATATCTGTTCTATTCCACGATACCTGTGAGTATAAAACCCATCACCATTTAGTTTACCTTTCCAATGATCTTTTTGAATAGTAACTTTCAAATTATTTTTTATCCAAGTTGCTAAGTCATCAATAGACGTTCTTGTTATTTGTTGATGTGTTGTTTTTTTAGATTTATTTTTTTTTTGAACGCCTATATTTGATAACGTATATTCGTCAAAAACTTCAGGATTACTATTTATAATTCTTTCGCAATTATCTATATAGTTCTTAATTAAATCCCACACATCCTGCGGACATATTATACTAAATTGTTTAGCTATATATTCACTTTTGCCTTGTCCGCGTCCTACTAATTGAATTAACTCATTTATACTTTTTGTTTGGTAGCTCGAAATAATCATATAATCAAAGCAAAATGAAGTCTCATCATCTTTTGTTAGAAAGGTGAGACCTCTACAAATAACATTATGCCCAGTAATGACCAATCCTGCGGTTGGATTATCTTTTTTCCAATCCAATATTTCATCGCGAAGCTCACGACGTTTTCCATCTAGTTTTTTTTTCGTTAAATCAATTTTTTTTGTAATACCTTTTGGACTTCTAAATTCTTTATTTTTACCATTTAATATTAATACCCAAATCCCAAGTTCCTTCCATATTCTATGACCTGCGATGTCTTCATGTGAATTACATCTTGTTTGTGCAGGAACGAAATAAACTTTTCCTTCCTGGAATATTTCTTCATATGGTGTATCATATCCTTTTTCTTCGTCAGTTTTTTTATCCCACTTTTCTTTATCTTCTTTATTTTGGCGATGTATTTCATTCAAATAATCACAAGGGGATTTAGGCCCTTCAAAAGGAATATGTTTTTGTTTTAGAATTGTCTTATAATCTTCACTATCAGTTAATCTATCATCAGCTGAAAGATTTTTTATAATAAGATTATTATTTCCAGTAATATTCTTCAATTCTTGGTATTCAGTACATGCTGGTGTAGCGGAAATCATAATAAATGATTTCACCATATGTTTTAGATTTTCTTTATATATATGTTTAACGAAATTTTTAAATTGCGAGTACAATGTAGATTGGTCATATTCATCAAAGAATATGTTAAATTTAATATTATATCCTGATTTATCAAATATATGTTTTTTCAATTCATTTATATGTTTTATAAATTCACAAATATCTTCAATTCGTTTGGGGTGGTTACACATAAGTAAAACATCACCAAAATCATTAATTTTACCTTTATTTACATATTTGTAAATAAAATTATGTTGTAAATCCACTTCATTCTTAAAACAACTATTACTTTCTGATGATAATATACGAATTATTATATTATTATTAGCTAAATTAAATTTTATAGTACTTCTACTATTCCATGCTGCGGTTTCTAATAAAGAATTGTTTGTAAATATAATAGATATAAGTTTTGTTTTTGTAGTTTCTATATTATAATTAGTTTGATGATGTGCGATTGCTATATGATTCAGTGTTTTATCGGTCTTTGATCTACATTGTGCTAATTCCAAATTTAAGCAAAATTCAGGTTCATTATCGTTGTGTTCCATATTAAACATATTTTACATTTTTTTGTTTGGCTGGTTTGGTTGGTTTTCAAATCAATTTTTTTTAAATAAGTATCGCGGATCGGAAAATGGATATTTAAATAAGTATCGCTGTTCGGAAAATGGATATATATAAATTAACGGAAAAAAACGGCTGAATTATAGAAAAAATTGATTATAAATTATTTAAATATAATAATTTAAATAATTATAGTATGGCAGAAGTAAAACTGACAAAGGTTCAACGTAAAGAACAGCTAGATAATATGATGGCCGAAGTTGATGAGGAAACAACAGAAGACGTTATAGAAGAAAATATAAAATTATATATGGGAGATTGTATTGAAAAAATGAATTTGATAGAAGATGATAGTGTTGATTTGGTTTTGTGTGATCTTCCATATGGAACTACAAAATGTAAGTGGGATACAATAATAGATATAAATAAATTATGGGAACATTATAAAAGAATTGTAAAGAAGCCACACGGAGTTATATTGTTGTTTGGCCAACAACCATTTACGAGTATGTTAATATCCTCTAATTATGAATGGTATAAATATAATTTGATATGGAAGAAAAATAAAACAACACAGTTCCTACTTGCGAATTATAGACCGATGAAATGTACAGAAGATATATGTGTATTTTCAAAAGGAGGTGCTGCAGCAGCATCAAGACATAAGGGGAATATGACGTATAATCCTCAAGGTCTAGAACCAGTAAATATCAAAAAGAAAAACAGCAAGGAACGTATCGGAAAAATGTTAAATCAAGCACATCATTTAGGTCCAAATAATAAATTGACAAGTGATAGTGAATATACACAAAAATTTACGAATTATCCGAATGAATTAATTGAGTTTGATATAGAATTTGATACAGTACATGAAACACAAAAACCAGTAAAACTTATAGAATATTTGATAATGACATATTCAAATGAGGGTGAAACTGTTTTAGATAATACGATGGGGTCGGGTACAACTGGGATCGGTTGTGTTAATAGAAAAAGGAAGTTTATTGGAATAGAACTTGAGGAGAAGTATTTTAAATTGTCAAAGTATCGTATTAAAAAAAGTATGTAATTAATTAGTTAATTTATAAGATATTTTTTAATTTTTCGATTAGTTCCAACGCTTCTGTGTTGCCTTTTGATAAATATGCAACTGTTTTTAATAGGCTATTTGCGTCATCTCCAAGTACGCCCATAGAGCGATTACATGGGTCACATAGCCAGCCTCTGAATTCATTTTTGTCGTGGTCATGGTCAAATACAAGATTTTTAGTTGTATTACATAATTCACATTTAGTTCCTTCTGGAGCTTTATGTGAAATACCTAGTGACTTTGCAAGTTTTACAGCTTCATCTTTACCCTTTGCTGCTTTTTTCGTGCAATCGATGCATTCAGGTCGTCTAAGGCGAATTTTTTCTTTGTCGAAGCCATGACTACCGCTAGTATTGGTCCTATATTCAGTAAGTCGCTTTTCTTCGTCACACTTAGAACATTTACGTATTTGAGAATATGCGTAATGAAATTCTTCGAACGGAGTTTTAAAATGACTGTCACCTGTCATTACTCCACGTTCATAATGACCATATTCTGTCTTAGAGAATTTTGGGTATTGAATTGGGTGTTGATATGTTGTATCCATTATATACGTTAGTTTATTTACAAATTTAAAATTTATAAATAAGTAATCAATTTTTTTTATATAAATTCTACATTTCGGTCACGTATTAGGTTTATAAATTACTATTTGTTTTTCAGGTTGAATATATTTAACTAAACTTATTTTTTGTTTATCTTTTAATAATACTTTTGAAATATCTTTTTGCAATATTTTCTTTTGTTTTGATAATTTTATTAAAAAATCCAATCCTTGTTTTTTAACTGCCATAAAATAAATATATATTATATTTAACACCACATACATATATTGTATTGTTTTGAACAATTAATACAAACTGTTGGTGCTAAATAAAGGTATCCGAACGGATTAGATATGTGGTCAGGATTACTATAGCCATGAACGTTTTTAATTTTACATACTCTACATTTATAACGGCATGGACTCATAATAGTTTCGTTTTCGTGTTTTTTATGTTCTTCACATATATTCATATAATAATTCGTATAATAAATTTTAAATGATAATATGAATAAAATAATAATTACAATCTTAAGGTAAATCGCGGTGTGTGTGTGTGAATATAGTGAATATAGTGAATATAGTGAATATAGT